ACTGCTGAAAAACAGAAGGTAGAGCAGGCATTGTGTCAATATGCCGAACGCAGTTCTCCTGAACTGCAATGTGTCGAACCGTAAGGTTCAGATACAAGCCACCAGCCTTGTGCTGGTGGTAATTGACGGAGACTTTTGGCATGGCAACCCATTAAGATTTGATCCGAAGGATATGAATAAAAAGGCTGGAAAGACATTTGGCGAATTGTACCAAAAAGTTATAGACAAGGAAAATGAGTTCAAGAATGCTGGCTATAATATCGTATCTATCTGGGAATTAGACTGGAAGAACATGAAGAAAATAAATGAGCCAAAAACCATCATACAAGAAGATTCTAGAACATCCTGACAAAGACGAGTTAATCTCGAAATTATGTATTGGAGTTCCGCCCTGCGATATTACGGCGTGGTTGCAATCGAAGTACTCCAATATCAATGAAAAAAAATTCGTTATTTCTGAATCTACCTTAAAATCCTTCCAATCAACCTACCTTGACTTCTACCAAGACCTACTCCAAGACCTATCAAAAACCAAGACAGCCATAACAGCTGGCGAAGAGGTCGATAGCATCGAATTGGCCATAAAGAAGAATCACTCCTATGAGGACGCCATGATCAAGTTAGCGTCCAACGAACTCAATCTTGATACTATGATATCAAAACTTGCGATTAATGTCGAAACTCGTCTATCACAAATATTTGATCAGATTCAGAGCGATCCTAACAACATTAACACCAAAATTGACCGTTTATTTTGCGAATATGCTGAGATGTTCGGTAATGTACTAGACAAATACTACAAGTGGAAAGAAAGCCAAGCAAATCAGATTATCAATGCTAGCGTCACTAACCAAGTAGTAGATCTCCATATTTCGGCATTACAGGACACAATAAGGGATTTGCTATCACAAATAGACATAGACTCATCATTATTATTCCTCGAAATGTTCAATGAGCGAATATCCAAGCTAAAAATGCCCGAACTTCCCACCACAACTACAACCGAAATGAAGATTGCCGAAACAAAAATCCTCAACGAAACAATCAACAAAAAGCTAAATGACGAAGGCCAATAACACTTCCCCTATATTACCTAATGATATCGAGAAGCTATATGAGTTTTTCGAGGATCATTCTATTGACTACGACAAGGCAATTGGATCGGGAAACAAAACGGCATATCCGAATTACGACCAATACATGAGCTATCCCAGCCCATACGATCTGCAAAAATGGGTCAAGACAGTTCAATCCATATATCAAATGGAAAAGTCTGGTCATAGTCGGGTGGCAAGTATCAGGCAAGCAACAAATGGCTGGAAAATCACCGAAACCTTCGATTTCCTAAACTGGCTTCGTTTTTATGAAGGGGCAAATCACTTGAAATACAAAATGGCACAATTATGGTATGAAAACGGCGCTCCAGGCTACTTCCTGAAAATAAATCCAGACCCAGTAAAAGAGGAGCCTAAACCAGTTTCCGGCAAAGATATTGATTTCGCAAGAGAGGAATCAACTATCAATTCCGAAAAGAGGCAGGTTATTGAGCGTCAACGAAACAAGATCATAGGTCGCCTAGATTCAGCAGAAAAGCTAATGCGCGCTCCTGATGGTCAAATGTTAGCTGGCCCTGAATTAGAAGCGTTGATGGAGGCAATTTATCAGCTCAAAAAGAAGATACAACTAGTCAATAAGCTATCAACCTCTACTCGTCTTTACGATGACATGATAGTTCGTGAGGCCAACATTCTTCATCGCAATGGTTTCGTAAAAGCGGCTGAACTACTATATTCCACCTCGCAGGCAAATAACCCTCCGCCAGATGGAATGGGGAAACCTGGCCCAATAAAAACGCTGCCACCAGCCGTTCCACCAGAATTGCCGAACGCACCACTACATCCAGGAGCACCAGGAGGATTGCCATCAATGGGGCCAGGAATGCCGCAAAATGCCCCAGCTGGCACAGGAGTTCCAGAAGTAGGGCCTAACGAAAACTCACCGACAAACATAGACGGGATGACAGATCCAAATAAGGCACAGCCAACTACTAGTCTTGGCCCGCCATCACCAATGCCCGCCGCATCAACAGTTCCAGAAGGCATTCAGGGCTTCCTAGAAAACATGGAAACTGGCAATATAACAACGATGCATGATAAAAGCGAATCGTCGGATGACAATTTAGAGGTGCAAGACAATACCGAAATAGAAGCCTCGGAAGATTATTTGATGGTAGTAGAAGGTCAAGTCATTCCGGCAGAGGAAGATAAAATCACTACTTCGCCACCAGCCACTAAACCAAAGCCAACTAATGTCATCCCTAAAAAAGACGAGCGAAGAAAACCAGATAATGAGCCACTCGAAGTAGGCGAAAGCCCGCTAGAAGTATCTAACGAAAGTCCGTTAGAAGTAAGCGAAGACGATGCGTCCGTTCCAGCAAAGGGAAATGCTGCAAAATCAGTGGACATAGATCGCAAAATAGATGATGTTTTCAAGAGCATAACTATTGATGAGATCATAAACGAAATAGATATGGTGGCAGGTATTTTCCGACAAAGAGAAATACCTAGCAGAATAGCGCGCATAGACCTCATGTTGAAGGGTAAAGGCCTATCGTCGTATTTCAATACGATTGGAGAGATGTTGCAGAAGTCATTAGACGCTAATAACTATTGTTCAACTCGTATTGAGGCAGTTCTTTCACAGCTTCGTGGATCTATTAGTGGGGCACCCATAAACATCAATGAGAGGGAAGTTGATTCGCCCGATATGGCTGGCATAAAGAGCAAACTCCAACAGGATGCCGAAAAGGAAAAACGTCGAAAGCAACAGCGCAAGGAACAAGAGGCTGCCGAGTTTGATGCCGGCGCTGGTAAGGAAAATGCGCCCGAAGTAGAGATAGAAGAGGATTTGGGAGGTAAAAAGCCTGCTGCGCCACCTGCTAAATTACCAGCCCAACCTGCGGCAGCTCCTCCACGCCCACCAGCAGCATAAGGCATTAAATGAAACTCCGCGAACTGCTATCAAAAATGAGGGAAGTTCAGGAGAGGATTGGCGTAGCTCCAATTTCGATATGCGGAGGAACGCCAAGGGATAGATATCTTGGGCACCTTGAAAATATAGAGGATCTTGATCTAACAAATGGAACGGCAGAAATTGATTACTTAAGCCAGGAACTATACATCGAATTGCGCAAGAAATACAAGTTGAATCGGGTTATAGCTACTGACGGTCATAGTTCCATCAATTTCGGTTCATTCAAGATGGATTTTTCCTCCAACTTCAACGCTCCTAACATTGATAAGCTGTTAATGGATCGCGGCATAAAAAACCCAACGGATATCCAAAAAGAGATGTTTTCAAGGGATTTCACATGCAATGCACTACTGCTATCGCTAGACCTAAAACAGCTAACCGATCCTACATGTCGCGGCTTTAAGGACATCAAAGATCGAACTATCAGAACATGTTTGGCCCCAGAAATAACCCTAACGACTAATAAGAATAGGGTGATTAGGTCTATCTACTTGGCTACCAAATTGGATTTCGATATTGATCCGGCAATCATTGATTTCGTCAAAAAGAACCCGCAGTCGGTCAGAATATCCACCAATAAGGTTTTAGTCGAGAAGGTAAATAAGGCATTTGAGAATGATGCTGATAGGGCTAGCGCGCTGATATCGAAAATGGGGATATGGGGCTATATTCCAATTACTGAAAAGGTTAAGCCATATTATATGAACCGAACGAAGGTGGCATATTTCCAAGGCGGAGGCGGAGCAAATGAGCCATCGCCAGGCAAGACGAAATACAAGGCGGATGATGCAATTACAGTCCAGCCGCGTTTTGTAGAGCCGTTCTATCGCAACTACGACTTGTATTACACGGAAGGCGTTGATGGCAAGCCAGTTCATAGTCCAGGAGTGGGATGGCACTCGGTTATGGATTATGGCAGTATCAAGGAATATTTGGAAGAGACTCGTAAGTTTTTGCGTGGGAAATATGTAGCCGACGATTCGTATATCACCGAAGACAACTACAAAGAACGCGAAAAGAGAATGAAGATCCGCGCCGAATTGCTGAATGAGCTAATAAAGAATGCCCACGGAGACCACTTCAAGGTATTATGTCGAAATTGCGGCTCAACGACAGCCCAATGTCGATGTATTCGCTGCGACAAAGAAGTGAGTTATGTCGATTCTTGTAGTGCATGTAAAAATAGAATGGCCAAAAACAGCCAACGCAATTTCGATTATGGCAAAGGCCTATACGAAAACATGGACAAATACGATAGCGTCAAGGATTTTCTAGGCGACGAAAACAAGCTTGATTTCCCATATGACGATATCGAATCGGGCTCTATAATTGGCAATAATTCAGAAGAACACGAAACTCCACGCAATCTAGGGCCAGCTGGCCCTCCGTTCGACACTAGCATATTGCCAAGCCAAACAAATATTGGCGATTTTGATACCTACCCATATTCCGCTCAATTAGGCGGATTGATGGACAAATATTTGCCGCAAAATGATTTCGGAGATAAAAAGCCAGAAGAACTTGATTTCGGCAGGGATTATTCGGATGGTAATGAGGATCTATCGGGAAGATGCTATGAAACTGGGGAAGGCGAGCTAGCCACCAATTATAGGTTAGAGGAGTTGATAGACAAGTATCTCAATCCAGCGCCAACGCACGGATTATATGGGTTGCCCGATGGAGTGGATTTACCCGATGGTGATTTGGGTGTTCCAAGGAATATAAATCCATATTACGGGACATCAGATGTTGGGATAACTATGTACGAAGACAAGTGGAACATTTGATTTTGCATGCATAATTGGACATGATTTAGAGGTATATCGAAATGTCGTTGAAAAAGTCAGAAGCACAGCTAATGGTCATCGATCCTTCTTCGCAGGGCAATAGTGAAACGCCAATGTCAGTTGTTCCGTTGGAGGTTAGCGAACATGACAGTGATTATGGGACGCACCCAGATCAGCCAATTCCTGGCCCTATCCCTATGATAGAGGTGAAAGAAAATCCAGAAGAACATATGGAAGTTTCTGAACCAGGCGAAATCGAAATCGTCATTGAAGAGATACCTGGCGCACCTGGTTCCAAGGATCCAGAGCCTGAAATAGAAGTTCATGATGAGGGTGGCCCCAAAGCAGAAGAAGATGCCAATGACGCCAAGAAGAGCAAGAAGGATCCTAAATGGGACTGGGAAGCTCATGGGCCAACAGGGTTCATTGTTTGGGTAAAGGATCGCTTGGATAATGTTCCCAAGCATTCAGGGCAAGATACGGCAGGACTTGAACGAGCCGTTTCATATCTTGATAAGCTTGACGGAGAGATTTCCAGAGCAATGCGAATGGATTTGGATGGCTTGCTTGATGCCAATCAGATCGAAAAGGTTAGGGCAATGATTGATGATGGCGTTTCCCGCCTAAACGATCGGCTTGATAAGGTCAAGAAGGTCAAGAAGACAAAGCGATCAAAGAAGAGCGCCGAAGTTGAAAATAGGGATATGCTCGTAAAAGAGGCCCAGAAGATTATGGGAGTGGGCGGCGTAATGATAGTTGCCGATCTATTGACCGCTAGGATAGCTAGAACATGCATAAATGGTGTTGTTTCGGCAGGGCATGATTTGCGAGATATTTACCATCACCAAGTAAAGGAATATGGCCTAAATAAGCGAGAACAAGCTTGCGTTAGGCAATTGCTTGAGGACATGGGCTACCCACTTCGCGAGGATCGTTATTATGAGCCAGATGAAGATCAGGATGTTGCGAATGGGGAAGGTGATTGGATGAGCGCATACAAAGGATAACAAATACTACCATGTCAAAATACACGAGAGCCCAACCAGTAATTAGCCGAACTTCCGATGATGGTGAGAGCGAAGATCATTGGCTTCGTCAATTCGAGAAAAGCCTGCAAAAAGACGCCGTTCAGCCAGCAGTGCAACAATCGATTTATGATCAGATGTATTCGATAATGAATCAGAAATCGAAGCATTCTACGGTTGAAGCGGCAGTTGAGGATATGAAATCTCGTAGCGGTCTCACCTCATATCTTGATAAGGTAAAGAAACAAGCCGAGCAATCGGAATCAAATGACGGAGCGGTGACTAAAAATGCATCAGCAGATCAAAACCAAGTCATTGACAAGCGCATCCCCATAGTCATCAAAAAGTGTCCAGCAATCCAAAAGACCTTCGAGAACTGCATTCGTGATAGCCATGGAAACCTTCCAATACCAACGATTATAGAACGCGTTAGGAATATTCATCATGGCGATGTTTCGGATGCAAAAGATTGGGATGAGGATAAACTCATGCTACTCGTAAGTGATCTGAACCTAAAAGAGAAGAGCAAAAGCGTTTCTAACAATGGTAATGAATCCAATCTTGGCGGATATGACACGAATGATAGCGAGATTGATTCGTCAAATACCGATGCATTTTCCGCGCTTCAACCAGCAAAGATCTAACTCATGTCAGTAGGAAGCGAAGAGAGTAAAGACCTATTCAACAAATTGAAGAACGATTTGCTCAATGTTGATCCGGTATATTGGGCGGAAAACCATCTAACGCTAGACGGAAAGCCATTTAGGGTGCATGGAAATGGGTATAAACCTTTTGCCGACATATATAGGTATATGGGGATAAAGGCCCTTGAACCAACAGCTAAACCGCTAATAATTGTGGCTGGACGTCAAGTAGGGAAAGATTTAGCTATTGATACACCAATTCCCACTCCAAACGGCTGGAAAATTATGGCTGATTTGCAGGTTGGGGATAAAGTATTCGATGAGAATGGCGACACTTGTGATATTACTTGGGTTTCGCCTATATTTACTGACCATAAGTGCTATGAACTAACATTCGATGATGGCAGCAAAATTATTGCAGGAGAAGATCATCAATGGCTAACATGCACTGAAAAGGCAAGCGAAGCTAAAATAAGAACTACAAAAGAAGTCTTTTCAACCATAAACGAAAATCATTCTATACGAACCCCTGCCGCCAAAACACCATATAGATACATTGTTAGCTGCATTGAGGTTCCAACTATTCCAACCAAATGCATATCAGTTAATTCGCCATCCAATTTATATTTGGCATCAAAATCGTTCATACCAACTCATAATACTACATTGCTCAGCGTATTAGAGATGTATTTTATGGGGGCGGGTATTTTTGGTAATGGAGGCAATCCGCCAGTAAGGATGATTCATGCATTTCCGCATTTAGAATTAGCCGCCGCATATTCCAAGACCAAGCTAAATCAAATGATCTCTTCTGCCGTTCCAGCCGAAGTGCAATCTGATAAGAAGTCATCATCGAAGCCTAAATCTTGTATGCAGGTTTTGCTAGACCAAACAACCGCTACAAATGATTCGTTGCATTTCAAGCAATTTTCAGGAGGAAACCATTTGTGGGTAGAGTCTACTGGGCTTGATGCTGACCGGATAATGGGACGTTCGGCTGATATAATGGCGTTTGACGAAGTTCAGAAAACCACCTCTCATGCCATTGGGAATGCGCTAAAAATCCTAACAACTGCTAAATATGGCCCACCATCAAAGGGAGTTCAGGTTTATGTTGGAACCCCACGCGGTAAAGGATCTGATTTTCATAAGTTATGGCTCTGTTCATCGCAACAGTATTTTTATTTGGGGTGCGAGCAATGTAGAGAACATTTTCCCCTATATACGCCAGGAAGTGACGATTGGAAGAGTATTTGGATATATGGTATGGTTGTCAAATGTCCTAAATGCGGACATGAACAAAACAAATTGGAGGCGCAAGAGCGCGGCAAATGGGTTTCGATAAAAGACCCTAATGATCCAGATTGTAAAATGATTGGTTTCCATGTAAGCCAGATCTATATGCCAATGTTTACCCGCGAAGACATCATAAACGAAATGCCAGGCATCCACCCACTAAATACCGAACGAACTTTTATGAACGAGGTGCTTGGTGAGTTTTTCCAGGGTGATTCTAGTCCAATCACGCAGGAAGAGATTAGGGAGAATTGTGCAGATGTTGGTCGTAAGTTTAGGGCAAGAATTGATCCTAGCAATGAAGATGACAGAAACCAGTTAGTTGTAATGGGCATTGACTATGGAGCTAGGGCAGATTTGGAGCAAATGGCTAATCCAGAAAAGCTGATAAACCGAGGTCAATCATATAGCACGGCAGTAATACTAACGGCGAAAGATGCTGGTAGATTGTCAATTGAGTTTTGCACCAAGTTCAAGCGCAATGATACTGAAAGCAAGAAGGGGTTAATTGATCAGCTGATGAGGCAATATAGTGTTCAATTAGCGGTTGGAGATATTGGGTTTTCAGAGGATTTTTCGTCCATGCTTCATAATTCGTATGGAGATCGTTATTTGGTATCACGCGCCCATAACAAGGTAAATGGACATGTCAAGTTCAGCATTGATGCGTTCCCGAAAGAAATTGTTTTCGAGAGGGATCATTATATGGGTGAATTATTTGAGCAGATGAAAAAGGGCATGATTAGATTTCCATTTGGGGATTATGAGAAGATAGCTTGGTTAATTGATCATTGTTGCAGCATGGAGATAAAGCCATCAATTTCTAGGGGAGGGGATCCGAGTATTCATTATGTGAAGGGATCCACCGCAAATGACGGGTTTGCGGCTCTATTGAATGCCTATATTGCATATAAGTTTCTACTCACTAACGGTTTTACCAACAATAACCCATTATTACATCAGCAGGATTTCAAGCAAGCCAATAAACCCCTTGTCATGACCGGTGTAATAAGTCGAAGGATATGAAAGTGTAGTGATATATAGATAGTTATGCCGCTAATAACGCATATCTTGATGGTGAGGATATATGCCCATTGACAAGTTTTCCAAAAAATGGATAGGTGAATCCAAATCCGATGATTTTTTAAGGAGCAGATATGATGTTCCCCAGGTAAGCGCGTCAATGGCTAAAAGTGTTTCCGAATATAGGCGAAGAACTCTTACTGATGAGGTGGAACAGGGTCTTTTTAGGGACGGGTCGTCAAATAGATCAAATGACAGCGGTTTGACGTCTAATTCCGTTGTAGCAGCATCAATTGGTGTAAAAAAATATGCGCAAGCTATTAGCAGCGCTGGCAATGAGTTTAGAGGGGCTCATGGCGATACCATAAAGCAAACCCCAGAGGTTTATTCGCCGTTATGGCTTAATTCCAACCTAAATCTTCCAAGGGATAGGGCAACAATCAATGCATGGTGTAGAAGCTTCTTCGCACTAAATCCGTTCGTTCATAACGCGATATCTTTGCATAGCACATATCCGATTAGCAAGCTAAATATCAAGTGCCCCAATAAAGATATCGAAAATTTCTTCAATGACATGATTGAGGAAATAGATCTGATGAATATTTGCGTGCAGATTGCCCAGGAATATTGGCTGCTTGGGGAGGCATTTATTTATGCCGAATTGGATGAGAGTAAGGGAAAATGGAGCAGACTAATGATCCAAAATCCGGATTATATGGTCGTCAAGCGCACCGTTGTTTCTAGCGAACCCCTAATTATGATACGACCAGATGAGAACCTAAAAACGATAGTCTTTTCCAATAAGCCCAGTGATATTGAGCAGAGAAGGCAGTTAAATAGCCATATAATAGACTCGGTCAAGCGCGGAAATAATATCCCAATGGATAGCTATAATATTTCGCATTTGGCTAGAAAAATTAGCCCCTATGAGATTAGGGGAACAGGACTGCCAGTATGTGTTTTTAGGCAGTTAATGTTGTTCGATCAGCTCCGCGAGTCAAAGTATGCGCAAGCCGCTAACATGGTTAACCCTCTTACGATTTTCAAGATTGGTTCAGCTGATTATAGACCTACCCATGCCGATCTTGAGGCGTTTCGAGAGACTATGGAACTCGCTCAATATGACAAGGACTTCAAGATATTCACCCACAATGATGTAGCGGTAGAGCGTGTAGGATATGGCCAAGGCATTTACGACATATCTGGAGACATAACGCAACTAATAAAGGAGATATTCATTGGGTTATTCGCGCCGCCAATTCTAATGGGCGATGGTTCAGACACAACATATAATAATGGCGGCATAGCGTTGGATGTCGTCCGCCAGCGCTATATGCAATTCCGCAATATGATGGGTCAATGGCTAAAGCGCAAGATCTTCGCGCCCATATCAAAGATACAGGGGTTTTACGATTACTCTGGTGGGGAAAAACAGCTGATTGTTCCTGAAATTGACTGGAACCATATGTCGTTATTTGATACTACGGATTACATACAGCAGATGGTGACACTAACTACTGGCGATGACGCTGCAAAGAGAGCCTCAATACATACGCTATATAAATCCCTAGGGCTAGAATGGGAAGATGAGCAGCGAAAGATCCGCAAAGAGGCTATACAAAACGCAATCAATGCCAAAGAAAAAGCGGCGCTCCAGGAAATGGATTTGAGCTCGCTTCGTGCATTGGATTACGAGGATGAGATTATGGAGCCAGAAGGTAAAGAAGGCGGTAAAGGTGGCGCAGGCGGAGAGGCGCCACTTCCTGGCGAATCACCTGGCGGCTCATCAGGCGGAGGATTACCAGGTCTAGATTTGGGTACCCCACCACCAGGGGGAGGGTTAGGCGCTCCGCCCCCACCGCTTCCACCACCTACGCCTCCTCCATCGCCAGGCGCTCCGACAGAGGCGCCACCTACACCAGCCGCTCCGCCAGCAAAATAAGTCGGCAGCACTAGCGAATAATTCCGCATTGTTTTGATCATACCAAAATGATGAAGGGCTATTTCATGGAAAAAACTTCGCAAAAAAGAAGCATACTAAACAAGATACGTGAGATGACCAATGTTAGCGGCATTGCGGCAGAAAAATATTTCAACCCTCAATTTGAGGAAGTGATGAATAATTTGAGGTCAGTCGACGCTAATATTCGATCAATTGCGGCAGGCAAATCATTGGATGGTGGAGATCCTGGAAGCGATCTGGTAGCCCTAAAAGACCTATTGAAATCCGCCAAAAGCAATCTAAACAGGCGAGAGTTTATGATGTCAGTAGCTGATTTAGGTCGTTTCCATAAGAAAGTTGCTGATATCATTGTAGAGATCAATAAGCTGCAAAATAAGGTAGATGAAGTTCATCACCAATTCCTATTCCAAGATTTGGGCGATGAGCATAAGAAAGAACTACAAAGACTTAAAGGTAAGTGGGCTTCAAGACAGCAAGAGATTGTCAAAGAGGCCAACATTATGGACTTCTTCCACAATATCTTCAATGATCGTGGTAGGGCGTTGAGTTTTTACGAGAAGCGATATGAAAAACAAGTTAAGCCGCTCCGAGCAGCCACTGCCAATATGTTAGCTCAATCGGAAAAGGTGCTAAACAATATCCTTTCCTTACTGAAAGAAATGGCTACGGCACGAGCAACGCGCAGTCCTGATAAGTATATCAATGCAGCCCAAAAGATCGACAAGATATATCGTTCATATGATCAGTCTTTCAAGGCATATTATACTGACAAGATTAAGCCGTTTGAGAAGTTTTTCCAAGCAGAGCCAGCCAAGCAAGTTGATGATGTCGGTATTGGCAAGCAAGAAGTTCCCGCCACACCAAGAGAAGCCCCTGAATTAGACTTCCCGCCAGGAAAAAATGAAGAGGCAAATAAGGATTGGCCCTTTTCTGAGTTCAATAAGAAACCAGTAAATATCCCGCCAGCACCAAAAGTTCCGACAAATGTTGGCCCAGAAATCCCTCCCCCACCGATGCCGCCAGACACGCAGCCAGAACTTCCACCAAACATGAAGTCAGATGAGCCAGAAACCTTGAAGCCCAAAAAGAGCCATGAGCAATTCTATGCCTCACTTCAATCAATGGCAGATGAACATCCAACTATCGTAGCTTCATTCATTAGGAAGTATGCTCAATCCATACAAAGCAATGACCCAGAAACTGCGGTCAAACTGATGATGACGCTAAAACAGTTTAGCAATAACTAAGGGCAATATGGGAAACCGAGTTCAACGCGTTAAAACTGAGGTTTCTGAGGCTCAAATGGCCCAAGCAATTATTGATGCTTGGAAAAAGCTATTTGGAAAGCCACCAGCCAAAGAACAAGTTGCCATGATTTTGGCCCAAAACGCATTAGAAACCAATAGCAGAAAAGCCATGTGGAACAACAATGTCGGCAATATTACCACGGATGGCAAGGGAAACTTCGACTATTTTGACGATCTATCAACTAGCGAACAGGTAAGCCCAGGAAACTGGAAGAAGATGAGGTTGAAATACAGGTCATATCCGACTTTAAGCGAAGGCGTGCAAGACTATCTAAACCTGCTCAGCAAAAGTCATAACTATGCCAGTGCGTGGGACAAGATAGTTCATCCAGATCCCGAAGCATTCTCAAAAGCATTGAAGGCTGGCGGATATTATACCGCTAACGAAGCTCCATATACTAGGGCTCTGACTAGTTTGTTTTCCAAATACAACAACGGCAATAGCTATGAATTAGCTATGTCTGGAAAAGTGGCCCCTCCTTCCGCACCATCAAATGAGCCCACTGATTTGTATTCTGTGCTCGACAAATATCTTCAACAGATTGCTGCTGCCGACAGATCGAACAAAGGCATATACAAGAGACTACTTCCAAATAATGATATCCTGATAAAGGTTTTTGCAGATACCAATACGGATGCTATTGAGTTTTCCCGTATCCTAACATCAGCGTTAGACGAAGAGTTTTCAGCTAATTCCTTTACTCATACGAATGGCGATAATGTCGAAGTGCAATGCAATATATCTGGCCCATCCGAAACATGTTTCAATGCAGTTAAGCAATTAACAGCGTCCATAGCCGATGCGTTCGAGGCAGCAACCAAGAAAATCGGTGGCATAAAAATTGCTACTAACTGCATCATGGACAAAAGGTCATCGTATCAAGAAATAGACTTGAAAACAGCAGATTCGCAATATAGAAGGTTCCTACTAAAAACGATGGGGAAATGCTAATGACAACAGAAGAAATGGTTTTACAGAAGATCCGAGAGGCGAACGATGGCGGTAGAACCAATACTTTTGCCGAGTTCATTGCCAGTGTTTTCAAGGATAGGTTCGTTGAGATTTATTTGGGCGACGCTTATGAGGAAATTAGCACGGAGCAGGTATCTACCGAATATCCAGCGGTTTTTTGCGGTAAAGTGGTGGGAGCCTATAATACATGTTTAGTTGTCAATTCGGTTTTCATAGACGGTTCGGATCAAAAAGAGCCCAAGTTTAGGCTTGGCAACGTAGTGTTTATCAATGAACGTGCAATTAGGGCACTTTCAGAAGTTGATGGTAGGGGTACGTTAGAAGATATGTTCTTGAAGAGCAAAGAAACGCTTGGTATAAAATTGTTAGCCAATAAAATTAAGGCCCACTAGATATGAATGACCCGCTAGATCTCGTAAAACTTGCCGAAGTCTATTACCAATCATGTTGCGATTTGGTTAAGGTTTCTTTTGTCAGGAAGATCAATAACAAGTGGCATGTTTTATCCCAAAAGGGAAAGAGTTTGGGGTCATACGATACCAAAGAAGAGGCGGTTCGTCGCTTAAGGCAAATCGAGTATTTTAAGCATCACCCAAAGGACAGCAATAAAGCCGAAGAAGCCGTTATTGATCTAACGGATGCGGACGATTTGTCCTATTCGGCAATCATGCGAAAGATGAGACAAAAGGCTTCCAAAGAACAGGTTAGAGTGTTCCTGAAACTTTTCAAGGATCAATTCGACAAAGCCGTCAAAAACAATTTGCAGAAGCCTGAAAAAGTGGCATTGCAAAACGCGTTAGTGAAGTTCAACAAGCTGCATAAAATCAAGGTTAGCAAGAAGCTGATTAAAAACGCATCGATTACTGAATTGGGCGAGGCATCCGAAGTAGGGCGCTATCTAGCCAATATATGCGGGTTCATACTTAACAGATTGCCTCCCGAAAGCCGCGCAAAAGCAATAGAGAGTCTGAGAAACAAGTTCTATTACACGAACGCCGATGAATTGTCTAGGAAGGTTTCACCACCATCCGCAGCAATTGGTCAATCAATAACATTCGTCAAACACGTCCTTCTAAATCAGGAGCCTCAATATATCAGGGAGGTTCTAAACGAGCTATCCAGGAACCTAAAATGATTCATCGGTTTCTAAAAGTGGATAAGGGTATATATCGCGGCAGCTCGCCAGATATCAAGGATGTTGAGCGCCTAAAAAATGAGTTCGGCATTCGCAAGATCATTAGCTTAGATCGTGCTGCTGGTGAAAAAATAGATAGAGCATGCAAACTATTAGGCATTGACCATGTCAAGATTTATATGGATATGAAGAGCGATACTGCGAAATTGTTGAAGCATAACATCAAGGATTTGCTAACGAAAGGTGGGCCAGTCTTTTTTCACTGCAAATATGGCAAAGATAGAACTGGTTTATTAGCAGCCCTATATAAGGTGAAGTATATGGGAGTTTCGCCTGAAAAAGCAATTGAAGAGGCTAAATCGCTAGGGTTTGGTATTGGCATGCCGAAGAGTGTTTCCAATCTATACGAGAAGATGATCCGAGCGGCTAAACCAGTTTCTGACGAAAATAAAGCCGATATCGTATCTAATGAGAGAGAATATGTTGGAGATAATAGAGATACGTTTTTGGATGAGGCAAGGCAATCGTCATTCGCTCCATATTTGGATCATACGAAACAGGCGCCAGTAGATGCGCTATATAACTATATAGTCGACCAATCACCAACACGCGAAAATTATGAAGACTATCGCAAGATCGAGAAAAAGCCGGAAGAAAAGGACGTGGGTAAAAAAGAGGATCCGATAATTGGGCAATATAATAATGACGCTGGTATTTTTGGAGGTGGAGTACTCTTCCCGGCAGGAGGCTTCATCTACGACTAATTCGGCATGGACTAATAGGTAATGTTCAATGTATAAGCGCGCCTACACAACAATGATGACATACGAAGTATCTGATGAAGAGAAGATGCAAGCCGAACGTGCGCTTATATATTTCGACCATACAATAAAGCAATTGAAGTTAGCGTCAAATCACCTCGATCTTATGAAGACTCCGTTCAAGAACAATCCTGAAATGGATCCGAAAGAGGTAATGAAAGCTCGTGCCCCAATTCGTCGTTTCAGGGATAAATCGGTAGAGAACTTCAATCTATTTAAGCGATCAGCGTTTCAATGCGTAAAGTTGATGCAAGATTTTTCCAATGATACCCAAACGCTCAAATTGATGAAGTCTTTTATTTCGACAGTCAATGATTTAGAAGACAAGGTAAATCGCTTCGTTGAATTGTTTTCCGACCTTGAAGAGAAAGATTTTGCCAATAATGTCGTATCTTTTATTGAAGACATCCAGTCCAAATGCGATGATATAGAAGAGATTGTTGATGATCGCATAAAGGATCATATAAGGCAAAATATTTTGGCGACAAGTTGGGTTAATTCGGTAGGAAATGATCTGGAAACAAAGATAGAGCCGAAAGTTCCGCTAATTTTAGACCTCTTCAATAAACGACAGGATGCACTGAATAACAATCTAAAAGAGCGTGGCACGTTAGGAAATTGACAACAAAATGTAGCAAGATGGTAATAAAAGGTGATATAATTATGTTCATTAAACGTGGCGATGACCGTGGAGACGGCAAAATAATTTCGGTAATTGAAGAAGACGAGCTTACGGACGCTCAAAGAAAGTCTGCCGAGGACGTGTCTAAAAGAACGTCCAAAAGCGGCAAAACCGATTCATCGAAGAAATTAGGGAGCCAATAATGTCGGAATATAATTTCATCAAGGTTGGTGAGGCATTAGAGTCAATTAGGGTGGAAAATACGGATACAGTTGCGCCGATGGTTGGCGCAGAGATATTGGAAAGTTTTAGGAAGACCGCAGAAGGATTAAAGAGAATTGCTCCCAAAGCTGACGATTTCCTATACTTTTCAGCAGTAATGATGCATGCCGCAGAGGCCTCTGCTATCAATGATGACGGATCCCCAAAGTTAAATCTTAAGGGCGAAAAGGTTGAGGTTGGATGGGATAAATCAGGGGGAACATGGCGCTGGATGAGCAATGATCCAAATATCAAGCCATACAAGAATTGTTTTGTTCCTGGAACACAAATTTTAATGGAAGATGGTTCGGTAAAGAATATTGAGGATGTTGAAGTTGGCGATAAGGTAATTACGCATAAAAGCAGAGCTAGGACGGTTAAAAAGACATTCGTAAATGATTTTAGCGGATCTATTTTGGAGATTACATCAAACAATAACCCCAAAATTAAATGCACGCAAGAACATCCGTTCTATACGTTGAATGTTGAAAACAAGAATTGGAAGCCTGAAACATCACCATTTAGAATATGGAAAGAAAAGGAAACAAGATTTGATTATGGCTTCGTAGAAGCTTCTAAATTGAAGAGTGGTGCGTTTTTGTTGTCGCCAGTTTTGTCGAATGTTGTTGAAACGAAACTAACTCCTTCACAGGCAAGATTGTTGGGCCTTTATGCGGCAGAAGGCTCTTTGGACAAGAGCAGCAAAACTGGCGAGTATAGAAATTGCGCAGCATTCACCTTTTCGTCGAAAGAAGCTGATAATTTAGCCCCTCTAACTAAAAAGCTGCTAGAGGAAACATTTGACGGTATTAATGTTTCCGTAAAGACAAACGAAGAGTTAGGAAAATGCACGGTATATGCGTGCCATAAAGATATTGCCAATTTCTTCCTAAAATATGTTGGAGAATATAGTTTTGGCAAGAAGTTGCATCAAGAGTTAGTTTTTGGGCCAGAAGAGAATAAGAGGCAATTTCTTTTGGGGTGGTTTGAGGGAGATGGTCATGTATCTAAGGATATGTATAGGGCTACCGTCACGACCATATCACCGTCGCTAGCATATCAGGGAAGAGCAATGCTATATAGCCTTGGCATGCATAATACCTTGTATGTTCAGCCACCGTCCAATAGTGAAATCAATGGTCGCAAAATTATCGGAAAGCATGATGTATATCGTTTGCGCATCAATTCTACAAATGCGGAAAAACTTATAGTTGGTTCCGATAAGTTGTCGATAAGCAAAACTTCTTCTGAAAGGCAGCTGACGAAGTTCATAGGCAACCACTGCATTCATCCGCTCCTTGAAAAAAGGGAAACACCTTATGATGGCAAGGTGTATAACATCGAAGTAGAGGAAGATAACAGTTATGTTGCTTGCGGTATAGTAGTCCACAACTGCAACGGCGACATCTTCCCATCCGAAGAGCTAATAAAGGCCCATAAAAAATGGGTTGGCAAGCCGCTCTGCGTGGATCATAAGTCAAGTTCAGTAGAACATGTTAGAGGATTTATCGTTGATACATACTATGACCGCGTAAATATGCGTGTTGTCGCACTTTGCGCACTTGATAAGGCAAGCTATCCAAAGTTAGCACGCCAAATTTCGACTGGTGTTTCTAATTGCGTCAGTATGGGAACTGGCGTGGCGAAGGCGATTTGCACCGATTGCGCCCGAGTAGCTAGAACAGAAGCCGACTTTTGCGATCATATGAAGCGCAAGAACGGCTACGGTGAAATCAACGTCGATCTAAATCCAATCGAACTATCAATCGTTGTAAATGGTGCAGACCCAAAGGCCAATATCAAGCACATCATTGCGGCAGCTCAAACGCTAAATAACTACGTAGAGAATAAGCAAAAGGAATTGACAAAGATTGCTGAAAAAGCTTTTAGTGCAATCATTTCTTTTGATTCGCAGGATCCTAATGGTAATCAGGTCGAGCCAAGTATTTCAAGATCAGTTCACTCAAAAGATTTGGACACATTCCGCCAGGATATAGATAAAGCAATCGAAGAGTATCAGAAAATCCAGCAATCATTAGAATGCAATGAAGAAAATGTTGATGGATCTGGGCATGATACGGCATCCAATCAATTGGAAGAAATCGAGAATGCTTCCCCAGCTGCCGACTCAGGATTATATCCTACCCATGAAAGATTCGCCTCCGATATGGGAATAAACGCAATTGAAGAGCTTCGAGATGTCACTAAATCAATTGAAACCAAGCTAAATCAAATCAAAGAAGGCTTGGACAAGTTAGCAAACGGTTCTACAAAATCAACACAAGAGGAAAACATGTCAGATACTAACATCAATAAGCAGGGTTATTTTCAAGGGGGCGGCGGCGTCAATGAACCAACCCCAGGGCAAGCCAAATATCCAAAAGATGGCTTGAACGAGCAACTTCGTGATCACGAAGACAAACAAATGGTTGGTCAAGACGGGTTCCCAGGCGTAGGCCCAGTTGATGGAATGCATGACAGCCCCGATTCAGCAGAACCAAAGAGTGAGCTAGAGCGCAAGAAGATGCTTGCTCGTGCCCAGGCTGATGAACGAGCAATGCGCCGACAAGCCGTTGTTGCACTTGCCAAGCAAGCTCTCGAAGACAAAAAGGCATACTTCCAGAATGGCCAGGACGCAAAGAATGTCAATACTCCTACACCAGGCAAAGTCAAGTATCCAATCGACAAGCTAAATGAGCAGCTTCGCGATCATGAGGATAAGCAGATGGTCGGGCAGAAGCCTTTCCCAGGTGTTGGTGCAGTTGATGGCATGCATCCATCCCCAGCTTCAGCAGAGCCTTCTGACGAGCTAAAACGCAAGGAATTGCTACAACGAGCATCGCTACGAGCCCGTTTCGTCAAGGCATCAAAAGAAGATGGTAGCCAAGACCTAAACAAGAGTGCATGGGAAGTCTTCCTAGGCGACAAGCTAATTCTAACAGCTTCCGTCGATGAGCTATCAAATGGCATGGCAGAGGATCTCTACGAGAAGATCGCTACCAAGTCGTTCGGTCTCAAACTGATTGACAGGGTAAAGAAGGAGGGTGCCGATAAGGTTTCCTCGCTAATCAAGAAGGCGCAAATGCCCCCAGCCGCAGACAGCGCTGCGCCAGCTCCAGCTCCAGCTCCAGAAGCTCCTGCCGCTCTACCAGCAGCCGGCGATTCTTCAGCTCCTCCTGCCGACGCTTCCGCCCCACCAGTTGAAGATACTGGCAAAGATGGTGATCCAAAGGCAACAATCAAGGAACTATCTGACAAGATTACAGACCTTTCATCCGATATGGGTGAGGCAGTTCGAGCTCTAACGGGCGAGCAGGCTGAAATGGGCCAGCCAGATGACAAGGGTGCGGTTCCAGAAATGGCTGCCGCAGGATCATTCGATAATGATACAGTTCTAAAACTCCGAAAGGATCTAAATGGAGCGCTATCAGATTCGCTGAAAAAGTCCCTTGCCGAGCTTGATAGCACACATCAGGAATTGCAGATGATTTCTGGCCTTTATGACAAGGGTGCGGTTAGTCCATCCAATTCCGAGCAAGTTGGTGTTATAGCTCAAGATGCCGTCAATGAGGCCAAATCAGTTATTGCTGATGGATTCAAGCTTATGACAGCCTTTGTAAGGTATGCCAGTGGCACCAATGCAATTGTCAAACGAGCCGAAATTGAGGCAGAACTAAACGCACTAGACACAAGTTCCAGCGGAGATTCAGATATGACAAGCGAACACAACACAAATCCAGATAGCGATCTAATGAGTCTAATCAATGATTCAGATTCTAATATGATCAACGCACTATTGGCTGATGATATGGGATCGTCTTCAAGCGAATCAAATGATTTGGATAGTGGATCTTCTAGCAAACCAAGCGACTCAAATGAAGCAACGGTTGAAGTAAAGCCTGGCGAAGTAGTTCCCACAAATCTACCATCAGGGGTTCCAGTTTCGGTGAAAAAGGATGCAAGCCTTTCTACCAAAGAAGGTCGCGCGGCACTTCGAGCCAAGCTTGCAGCCGACGCAACAGGCAAAGAGGAAACTGGAGAAATCCAGGATATGTCGAAGCAGAAGTTTAGCGACATGCTAGACCAAGCAGACAATCTTGCCGATGGTCAGACCCAACTAGATGTCAAGCCATCCGATAGCCTCGGGTTGATTGAAACACTACCAGAGCAGAATAAGGCCATGATGGAGGTCGCCAAGGCCCCACCAAAGGTTCGTAAAGAGGCAGAGTCAATTCAGAGACTAGTTTCCCAGGGCAAGCTAGATCTGGCAGATATCAATTCATTGGTGGCGCAAGGCGAACTTGACAAGGATGCAGTTGCCTACTGGAAGAAATACTACGGTCAAGTTGAAGGTGGCGGTGAGTTCGCAAGCGAGCTAGTCAAGGAGCACGCAAAGGCTGAGCTAGAAGCAGAGCTAAATAAGTTCCGCATCAAGTTGGCCCGCGCCTATGAACTGACATATGACATGATTGATCGTGGCCTATGCGGTCATGACAAGAGCTCCATCAACGATCAGGTGGATCGTGTTATGAAGATGAATGACGAGGGATTTGATTCCTACAAGCGAGTAGTGGCAAAGAGCGCCCCAATCTTCCGCAAGGAGGCGGGTCGTATGCCGCAGGTAGGCGTCAACTATAACGAGAATCCACCAGAAGTGGCATCGGCTGATGGCGGAAATCTTCGAGAGCAACTTGAAGCGGCATTCGCAACAAGCACACGGAGAATGTTCTAATAGTCGGGCAACAAAACACATACTTATTTACCAAGAGGACATTATGAAAAACGATTTAGTAGCGGACTATGTTGCCACGACAATGAACAACATCATCAATTCAGCCGAGCATAAAGCGCTATTCGGTATAAAGACAGCGCAGGATCTAAATGCTGCAAAAGACAAGTGTTGCGAAAAGTGCGGCAAGGACAAGGATTCCTGCATGTGTGGCGATTCAGCTATGGCAGATGATAATGAGGCGAGAAAGGCCAAGAAATGCAAAGAATGCGATAAGCCAAAGAATGAATGCGAGTGTTCAGGCGACTCAAGCAAGGCAGATGACAATGACGCACGAAAGAAGAAGGAAAAAGAGGAATCTTCATCATCTTCGTCTTCTTCGAGCGACTCTAGCAAAGCAGATGACAAAGATGACGAGGACATGAAGTCAGAGGCTGCCCTAAAGGTAGCAATTGATAGTCTTCTAGTTGCTTCTGCCGCACTAGATTCAGCTGGCATGGAAAAGTCAGCCGCATTGAGCTTGCAAATCGCTGGCTTCGTAGTCGAGGCAAAGAAAAAGAAGGAAAAGGCTTCATCGTCAAAGTCGTCAAAAGACTCCAACGACGCAAAGGCGAAAGCTAGGGCCAAAGCAGACAAGGAAAAAGCTGATAAAGCAAAGGCCAAAGAAAAGCTAGAAGCCGAAAAAGCTAAGGCCAAGGCGAAGGCTGAAAAAGAGAAAGCCGAAGCAAAGGCAAAGGCGGAGAAGGAAAAGGCAAAAGCCAAAGCAGATAAAGAGAAGTCAAAGAAATAAAGGGCGAACAATGTTTAAGATGGCCAGCTGCGAGGATGAGATATTCCAGTCAATGGAGAAAAATCTGATTGCCAATCAGACTGAAAATGTCTATGGCTTCAATAAGCTGGCCAGTGCCGTAGATTTTCTAGACAAAGCTGCCGCTATTTTCGAGAAGGCTGGAATGACAGAAATAGCCGAAGATATATCCAAAGTATTGGAGAGTTTGTCAGGAGATCTCAAATGAGCAGTCGAGATGTTCGTGAGGACGAATTAGCTATTGGAATGCTTCGAGAACTTCAAGGCCAAGACAAAAATGAAGGTATGGAAAACCTTGTCAAAGCCGCTGACTACCTTCAATCGGCGGTAGAGATTTTCGAGGAAAAGGGTTTGTTCAACCAGGCAGACCAGGTGCTAAAAGTGCTATTCAAGATTGCCAGCGAGCATAAAGCGCATAAGCCAGGCGATGTAGTTGAATTCAAGAGTATGAAGCATCATCCAGATAAGCCTGGCGATGTAATTGAAATGAAGTCGTTAGAGCCGGGTAAAAATAAGCCAGATGTAGGCAGTTATGAAATTGAGTTCGAGAGCCTATTGAGCGATGACGAACAAGATGCCAAAAAGAAAAAGGCTCCAAAAGATCGACATATCCCAAAATCACCAGAGCAGATGGTTCATAATTATGAGCAATACGGCTGGGCATTCAATATGTCAGATGATGGAAAAGCAGATGATATGCTAAATCTAGACATCAAAGAAGGGGATCCGTTAGAAGTGGCAGAGGACGAGACGTCAGATTTCGAGGATGAGAAATAAAGGTTCCTTATGTTGTTAGCTTGAAGATCGTCGTCATATGTAAATGTGGCGACGATTTTGTTTTTGCGGGTAAAATTAGTCGATAAACTGATATATACACTAGTGCGTGTGATGATGATTATTGCAAGAGGAATGAATATGAAGGATGTTTTTACAGGAGGCGTTGAGGTAAAATCCTCAACGATATAGCATGTTGCGTTTGGTAAACATAGGGAACTCACTTCCGGCGAGTTATGCGGTTGACCCGAGTGTGGAGTTTCAACCTGGCCAATGTGCGCAGCTAGCTGTCATAGGAAATCAAGTGCTAGCCACTGTTTCCAATGGCGTAGCACCAATAGGCGTTATAGATGATGTAAAGGTCAGGGCCTTTACTAATAACTCGTGGAACGAAGTAATTATTGTCCCAGCGGTTGGGGTTAGGGGGCCAAGTGGAAGATTAGTTACTCCCGTTGATATAAAGAAGGAATTGAAGGAAGCTCATATCATACCGCATAGTTTCAACTCAGATGTCGATTGCGTTCTTAATGCCAATAACGGAGTCATAACCTTCCTAAAAGGAACGCCGCTAAATTACGATATGACGGCGCATGGCCATCCAGACTCTATTCGTGCCATAGTCAATTACACCTATTATATAGCCAATGTTCCTGGCGATGATAGCACGGCAGGATCAAATAGGGTGTCAGTTTGGTGGAGCAGGTTTTGGTTTCAGACAGATCAGTTCGAGACTAATCAGCAATATCCAGTAAATGGCAATCTATATGTTAGCGAGGGGGGTTTATGGACAACTCGTAAGCCAAGCAATTACCACCCTTCCGTTGCGTTATGCACAGCCCCGCCGATCCCATCGAATCCCATGATCGAGATCCTATTTTTATAGCGACGCAGTGCGTCAAACCAATTTGTTTCGCCCAATCGCCGAATAAAGTGGCATATACATTAGGCTTCTAAAATCCACTCACTTATGTAGGACAAACTCCAAATGACCTTCAAGCATATTGATTTCGATTCTTCACCCACTATGCGCTCACTGGCCCGTTTAGCAACTGAAAAAGGCTGGGCAAAAGATGAGCCTATCCAAAAAACAGCCGCACCGCAGCTAGATCTAAATCCGTCCGATGATTTTACGGACAATCTAATGAAGCTATGTTCTGGGTTGCGCCGTTCTGGTTTTGAGAAGCAAGCCGACGAGCTAGAGGATAAGTTCATACAATACAAGCGAGCTAATGCATTGTATAACATTAGCGGAGAAGAGGGAGAGGACTTGGTGCATGCCGCCCATCCAAAGGGCAGCCACAAAATGGAAAACATTGACAGCAGCGAAGCCACATTCGAGGACATACTAGACAAGCACCTAAAAACGCTGAATGTAGTCAATAAGCAGCCGACTGGCAAATTGGCTAGCAGCAACGATTTGATCAATGCAGTAGGGAGGGTAGTTCTAGGTGCTGGCCCTTTAGTTAGTAGCGCTGGGGTTGGCAATATAGATTTTGGCGGTGGAGGGTTATGGGAAAGAGTTAGCAATATGCTTAGATCACCAATAGTACTTGCCACTCCTGAAGCTTCTGCTGGTGAAGCCGCTTCTGCTGGCGCAATAAGCGGAGCTGCTATGGCCACAGGGGCGCTTATTAGTGCAGTAATTGGTGGATTAATTGGTAATGCTATTTTTGAGCATCAGTTTTATGTAAATGATCTTGAAAGCGCCGGAAAAAACCTAATTGGTGGTTGTAAAGAAGTAGAATCAGATATCTCAAGTTCAGAAATTCATACTGAAGCGAAAGATTTTGAGTATAGTTTTAATGAGGCCTTAGTGGCTGCAAAAAAAGCTTCTGATTTAGTTAAGTCACCAAGCCCAGAAAATTTGCAAGGGTTGCAAGATTATGCTAGCAAATTGCAAGAGGCCAGCAATAAAGCCTATAAGATAATGGCTATGGCTCGCGAAATGTATAGCGGATCTGGCAAAATGAAACCTGGTGAAATTAGACAAGAACACTGGTATAATCAAGTATTCGATCGCACGACTGCTCTGTTCGGAACACCACAAAAACTCAGGTCAATAGAGATCTATGCTAGCAATTTCATTAATGTTGCCCAAAAGGCCATATCCGATGCGAGATTGATCATCAATAAGATTTTACAGACAGCCAAGGAAAAAGCGGATCAGGGCGCTAAACAATATAATAATGGCGGCGTAGCGGCAGATCAACTAATCCAGGCATATACCGATGCAAAATCATACATCAATAGGGTTTACGCATATGTTCGCTCCAATAGATTAGGCAATGCCACCGAAATAAACGAATTCCTAAAAAGCATAAACGACTATATTGACGCGGAAAGAAAAGAGTTCGATGAATATGGGGAACAAAAATCCGTCGCGGCGCCAGCATTTATGAGCAGGTTCAATAGCAACGTTAAGCCAGGAATTGACGCACTTAAAGCCAAGTGGGGAAACTTACAATGAGCAAGAGCGATATAGCAGAGATGATTAAGAAGATGGCGCAGGGGCATAAAACTCCTCCTCCAGTCATTCCTAGTTTTTTAGCTCCGCCAACACCATCGCAACCGGCAGTTCCAGAATATGGAAAAGATTTTTCTAGCCCAGTGCAAGATAGCCCAACAGGAACTCCAATTGCTGATACAGAAAATGGAACGGGAATTAGACAAGCGCCATCACCTGCTGATCAAGTTGGCACAGGTAGAGGTAGCAAAGAAATAGCCAAAATGCAGAAATCGCTAGTCAATCTAGCTAATGAAGTTATTGCGCAAATAAACCCAGACCAACTAGCAGATCGTGGCAGCCAGCAAGGTCAAAAAGCTGAAGGTCGCGATTCATTCGCCGATTTCTTGGCAAAGTATATGCGAAACAGCGAAGTTCAAGCCGTAGAGTTTTCGCCCGATCCAACCAAAACAAAGGTATCCGAAAAGGAGCCGCGTGAAGCAAGTAAAATGTCATGGGTTATGGATACAATGCGACGAATTGGTGGACAAAAGAACGAATTCGTGGTTGATGGAATATGGAAAGAAAGGACTAACGCTGCATTACGAAATGCATGTGCCCTTGCCAATGCGTTATTTGTATTGGCTTCGTCGCTTCAAGTAGAGCAAAATGCATACTCACAAGATCAGTTAGAAAACCTGAATGAGGCTATTCCGCAAAAAGATACAGACATTGGCATTACCAAAAAGATTGGCCTTGCCGATCCAATAACGACCCATATCGACGCAATACGAGAGATGTATAAGCAGATTAAGCGACAAGTGCTGCAAAATCCGAAATACAAGGACTATATTGAAGGAACAAAACCATATATAACTCATGACAGCTTCAATATCACTTCGCAAGAATTAGATGCGATAAAGAAGCAATATCCCAATGGCTGGAATATACCAACTGGACATCAAGAAAGCCCAATGGCAAAAATTACGATTGACGATATTTCTAGCTTGGAAAATCTTGATAGATGGATTGAAAGTTCCAAACTCAAATTGAATCCATATAGTGTTTTGCAATCAATCAAGACACAGATTTCTGGCGGAGGATCACGCTAATGCCATTTTATGACAACCAGGAGCTAATAGACAAGCTCATAAGCATTGTTGGGATAAATAAGAATGCCCAAGGCTTGCCCGCCCCACAAAATGCGCAAGAATCCGACGCAACAAATAGCTTGCTAAAACTAATTACTGGATTGCAAAAAAGCTTAAGCGCTACCGATAAAAGAGATCCTAGAACGGCGCCAGTAATATCACACGAAGGCGATGTCACCAAGAAATTGTCCGTAAATAGCACCAGTCTAGAAAGTCTAGGAGACCTGATCCGTTTCTTGTCAAACAACAAGATAATTGTAGGTGGTAAGCGCGTAGTATATGCCAAAGAAGAAGAAAAACCGCAAAGCGACGAATATAAGCCATACTCACCAGAAACTCATACATATGGCCCTGGTATGCGAGGAGATGCCAATATAGAGTTTTATGTCAATCCAGAATTATTGAAGGAATATGTTTCGTATTTGCAGTCATATAACGCAAAGAACCCAATTCCTTTAATGGAAATGCAGCTCAAAAGCATAGTTGGCGAAATCAATTCGGATAAAGATTTTGGTGTTAGCGTAGATCAAAGAACACAAGATCAAGGAAGTTCATTGTCCGATGAAACATATATAGATATGACGCCGAAAGATTTTGTTGGGACGCAAGCAGATCTGGGTAAAGGGTCAGTTCAATTATTCCTTGGTGATATCAGAAGCCTTGATACGCTAAAAGGATGGGTGCAGAAAAATGGCATCACATCAAAGTCAAAAGAGGGCCAAGTTGGAATTGAAAATCCGAACTTCAACATATGTTTGGTTCTGAACTCGCTAGATAAAAGGGCTGATTTTATGGCCAA